CGCGCTCGCCTTTCCGTTCCGTCCGCGCTCGCCCTTCCGTTCCGTCCGCGTGGTAAAGGCACACCTTTTCTTACACATATATTACTTTGATAATCAAACTTTAATATGTTACATGCAGCCATTCAGACCATGATAAAAGTGTTGAATGGCTGCATTTATTTTCACTCTAAAAGAGTTTTGTTAAAGAATTCTACATTGTTACCGTGGGAAGATGAGTTTATATTTTGTGTATCAAAAGTGAATGTTAGTAGATCATCAACACTATTTTTATGGTTATTATCGAAAGTATTATTAATAAAAATGATGTCGGCTTTAGGTGCATTGTTAGATTTATACATATTTAAGCATTTTGAATTTATGCCAGAAATTCTGCAATCTTTAACTACTAAAGATTGTTTTGGGTCAGCTACAGGTGATGTAGGGTAATAGCCATGGCATAGAATGGTGCCCTGTGAATTTAATTTATTAGCATTATAAATATCTTCGTCAATAGACGTTAATAAGTCGCAGTTTAACAAGTAAATTGTATTATTTAATTGCATACCAGACCCAAACGCAGGAAAAGTTTCGCTGTACATATAGCAATTTTCAAATAGAGAAGTTGTAATTTCGCCGTTAGTTACATCATCACAGTGAACAGCGTATGAACCGAGTGTAGTTAGCCAGGTAGGGTTACTAACGCCAGCTAGCACATCTTTTTTCCATGCTGCATATCCTTTTCCGGTATCAGAAGAATATTTGTCAGCGGTTGCAATAAAAGTTAAATTTGCTACATAGCAAGCACCTTGTATTCTTAACGGCGCATTGTTATAGTGTGCAGTAGCGTCTTTAATAACGCAAGTTTCTCTGTTAGTTCCAATTAAAGAGACATAATGTTGACCTTTAATAGAAAGCACTTCTTCGTAAACGCCAGGAAAAACAATAATTGTAATTGGATTTTCTTTACTTTCAATCGCATAAGCGAAATTCAAGGCAGCATTTATGGAAGTAAACATTTTAGAATTGTCTTTTGATACTGTTAATGTAGTAGAGTTGCTAATAATTTTAACATCGTACTTCTTATCAATACGTTTTGAAAAGCAGAAATAATAAGCGTTTTTTGGTATTGGTACAATAGTTTTATTATAAACAGAACTAAGCGTATTAAAGTTACTATCATAAAATGAAACTGTGAACACATTATCATTTGAAGTAGTAGTGTCGCAAATAATTGTGCCAGTTAAAGCACGTAAGTAAGGTGAGCAGAAATAGTCTTTATTAGAAGACAATTTGCCAGTGTCCCAATTTGCGTAATATCCAGTAACACCTATAGTTTGCGGAAGAATAATTGTGTTACTAAATGCACCATGATAAAAATTAGTTAATAATTCACTTTGTAAAGTATACATAGGATTTATGATAGCTTTCATGTATTTTTTAGATGTAACAATAGAATATCTAATAAAATGGGCATCGTCACGTAGACTAAATGCTTTATTAGCGTTAGTATAAAAACCATAAATAAATTCTTTGTTTTCATTGTAAGCACATATAAATGTATCAATGCCGCTTTTAACTTGAAGTGATGTTCTAGGCAGAACGGCAATATAGTCGGAATAACTATAATCTTTATTTATATGAACTTTACCATCAGCGTCTATATAGTGTTCATCGGTAAAAGTAGTGCCCTCACCTAAGTTTTCTCGAAAGTAATTATCGTTTGGTGAGAACAAAGAAGAAAGTAATGAGCCGGTCATAAAGGCATCTGCCGCCGCCCCCTGTACCGTCAACGATTTATCAACTGCCGGACTAGTCGGATTTGTAATATTAGCAGCAAGCCATTTCGTAGTTTCGTTCGAAATAGTAGGTTTAATAATAGTTAGTAACGTGCCCTCACGCACCATGTTATCCAGTTTATTGTTAATTTCTTTCTGCACATCTAAGTTGTCAAAGTAAGTATTGACAAATTCATACAATTCTTTGTAGCTTTTTACTAGCGCATCCTGCGCGTCAAACATTTCTTTCACTGTCTTAAAAAGAACAACAAATTTATTTTCCAGACTCAAAGTCCCGTTGAAATCATACGGAATCCCCCGCACACTTGCGACAACCTCACAAGCCTGCGTAATCATCTGACCGAAATCTGGCAACGTAGGAAAATCTGGAATCGTTGGCTTATCTGCCATTGTTATCCCTCCTTAATAAAATTGATAGAACAGTTCTCTGCAATCATCGCAGATACGTTTGTTAAGATTAATGATAGTATCTCGGAATCTCTGAATTTCCGCCGAATAACTACCGTCAAAACCCTCATCTTCAATTACATCATTGTTATCTGCATGATACGTGTCATTACTGTTCGTTTTTGTGGTATTTTCACCATTGCTGACCGCACTGTTATGGATGGTATTCTGTCCCCTATCCATCGTAGACGCATAATTAGTTCCGGCAAAATTAATCTGCGGATTATCAGAGTGAATATTTTGTGTGTTATTATTTGTATCGGCTGTCGTTGTGTTTTTCGCTGTGCTGTCTCCCGCGATCACACCTGTTCGCGTATCGTCTTTTGTACTCGTTACTTTTCGCGTACTCTTATGAGTAATCAGCGGGTTATACTCAAAAGTAATACTCCGGTACAACTGTTCATAGTACGGCATATTGACCGTAAGAATCTTTTTTAGATGATACTGAAATTCTCCGATCGTTTCTAACCCGATCTGTTCCCGAAAATACTGTAAACAGAATGTTTTTTCGAACGTAAGTTTTGCGGTTGCATATTCGGGAGCGGATGCATCGACATAAAACGGAAAGTCAAAATTGAAGATTAAAGGAACGGCGGCTTCGATCATATGATCAATGGTCTGATTTTCAAGTGGGGAAAGTACATGATCGGAAATAACCAACTGTTCAATGGTATTCGTCAATGTTTTTGTTTCGTAATTGTAACCGAGAAACATTATTCCACCTCACTTTCCGGCGTGTCGTTTCCGTTGTTTTCTTGTGTGTCGGTTTTGGCATTTGTAGTGCCGAAAACATCCGGACGGTTAATCGGTGTTACCATCTTAGAATTAAAACGTACATGGATATTCAATCCATACATTTTATTGATCGCATCAAGTCCCCTCTGAATGGTAGCCAGATTTCCGTTTCTTGTCAACTCGATCTCTCCATCGTTGTAACTCGTTTCCGCGGAAACCAGCCGTTCCGGTTTTTCTACGCCGCTTGCTTCGATACCGAGATCAGCTAGACATTCTGCTACTTCTCTCTGTGCGGCTGTATCAAGTTCGTTAAAGATTGGCTGTACTTTTAAATCAATCGTATCAATCTGAATCTGTTTTCGCAGATCGTTTTTTGCTTTGATGAAAGGAATGTTTTTTACCCACTTCTGAATAAAGTTGTCAATACTGAGTTTCTGCGTAGAATCCCCGCTGATAACAACTGGCGTTCTCTGCTGAATGACGTTTACCCTTGTCGACGCTTTTTTCTCGGCTAGACTCTGCGAATGAAGAATAATACTGAGAATTTCCGGTACAGCAAAAGGTCTTGCGAAAATCAACGCGCTTTCTTCCTTGTCGGTCTGTTCATAATACTGTCCATTCATGGCGTACGCAATCCAATCGGTCGGGATACCATAAATATCAGGTTCGCCAACCAGATTCACGCCGAAAACACCGAAAAGTCCGGTGATTGGCTCTTTTTTGAACAGGCATATTCCCTGCCATAATAGATAGGAGTTGAGCATCCGCGGCGGAATCTCATCCGGTAAACCGTCATACTCATACCGCGATAATGCCAGATTGACAAACTTGTCAAAAAAGTGCCGGAAATACATTTTTTCTTCCGGTGACGTATTCGGGTTGCTTTCCCAGTGTCCCCACACTTCCTTGTTACTCACCCGATACGGGTTATTATACATGACATCACCTCCTTAATCATTGGAAAGACCATAGTTTCCAACGTTATCCGTGTGCCAGAACGTAACACCTCGGTTAAACATAGCCTGCAAAAAGTTGATATCATCGGTAACACATGAACCGTGTAAACTGCAATTTACGGTTTTGACAAAATTCCAGTTTGACCGCCCGGTAATATTAGGCACTTTAATTTTGTGCGTTGCATATCCGTACATGGTAAAATAATCGTCGATCGTTTTCGCCATCTGAGCGGTTACACTCATCACATGACAGTAAACTTGACTGCCGAACAATGCGGTGGCAACATAACTTCCAGATGAATTACCTTTTGCTGTCGGTGGAATCAAATCATGACTTTCTTTTTGTGCGTTAATGTTTTCGTTCAGTAGATATGTTCCGGTTGCCGCGGTATAAATGCTTTCAACGCCAGCAGCTAAATTTCCGCTTAATGCTCCTACTAATCCTCCAGCTAAATTTCCAATCTGCGATATTGTATTCTGCTTTTTGGAATAGTCCCATAACGGACTAGACTGCGCTAGAAAAGCCTGATAGCCGTCATTTGTCCATGCACACTGTGGGAAATTATTGATGATAAAACCGTATGGGGATTTTGACCCACCAGTACGTTTATATTCACGCGGAGCCACAAAGATTGCCGGAATATTAAACATAACGCCATAAACCTGCATGGTTAATGCTCCCTTATTACCGTATTCGAAATTAAAAGTATGCTGTATTCCGGAACCATCGTTGACCAGACAATAACAATAGGGATACTGATATAGTTTATTATTTTTCGGGATATAGCCGTCAAGTGAATCTGGTTGAACGGTTACTTGTGTATAAGCAGATGCATTTGTCTGGAAACAAGCTTCTGGTGCTTGATATACATTAACAATCGCATCTCCGTTTCCGCTTTTGACGTAATTCTGGATAACTGTGATTAAGTCCGTATATTTTGTTTTCCGAGTAAATGTCAACCCCGATAAAATTCCCTGATTGACAATGGGGATAATATTTGTTCCGTTTTCGTCTGCACTTGCACTCAAACAATACTGCATCGGGCCGAGATTCAAAAGTTTCTGTTCGTTCGGATTGTCCACGTATTCCCCCGTTTCCAGATTTTCTGGCACTAAATTAATTCCGGCATAATCAGCTTTTTTGTCAATATGTTCCCTTTCCACATAGCACGGTTGAAGCACCACATTGTAAAAACTGTTCTGAAAACGATCGGGTTCGAAATAAATCTTGAAACTTCCGTCACTCAACCATTCTACCCTTGTAACAAAACCGAAATACCACTCTTCCGTATACGGCTTATTCTGGAACGCAATATAATTGCATTTCAAAAACTCACTCTCATTTCCTTTCCCCTTATACGTCAGTTCTCCCCATCTCACGGGCGAGGATTGCTTAAAAATATGAATTGCTTTTTCTCTTACGTGCGCCAGACAACCTGCTTTTCCATTTTCATAATAACGCACATGCTCATAGTCATTTCCCCATTCAATCCCACTTGCTAAAATTACCTCTGTCTGCGGGGAACCCGCCGCCACATTTTCCTGCGGCGGCATCGGAATGAAATTATCCATGTTTCCTCCCTCTTACTTAATCTTTCGTAAAGTGAATGGTTTCATATTTGGAAGAATCGAATCGGCTTGTAATCACAACCCGCACACTTTCTGTTGCGTTTGCTTTCGACTTCAGGTTATTCTCATCTTTTGCAATCCGAAGAATGGTTGTTCCCGGGATTACAAACGTATCAGCGGAAGAGTTACCCTGTACTTTTACATCGACTGCTTTATCCGCTACGCCATTAGAAATAACCGAAAAACTTCCACCGAAGTCGACATCTGTTCCAGCTTTCACCTGTCCCACGTCACTTGCGGTAATGGAAGAAACAAGAACCGTCTCGGTCGTAAACACGATGATCGGATAAAACAGGGAATAAGAGAACATCTCTTTTACGGTATACGTACTGTTCCAACGCAGTCCGCGATTAACGTTATCCTGTACCATCATGCGGTACTGTTCTCGGATTTTGAAGAACCGTTTGTCAACCAGTACAGCCACGATACCATCAGCATCGTTAAAGTTATCAATTAAAACCTGCTGTGCTTTCGGAATCATCCGGTCGAGATTATACGCGCTGGCATAACTGTCAACATTCATCGCGGCTTTGGTATCCGGGTCGACAAACAGAAGAATGGTATCTTCTTTTGCTGCCGATGTTGCGCCAGCGAAATTGTACAGCGGGTTCGGGAACTGAATCTTGTCAATATAGGACTGGATTTGTTTCGCCAGTGCGTTCGCGGATGCCTGATCGGTAACCGCATCCACATGAACAGGGTAAATATGGCCGGCGTGCTTTGCAGACGCAATCAGTTCTTTTGCCGTGGTAAACTCATCCCAGTTACAAGCGGAAACAACACTTTCCACTTTTGCCTGAACCAGGCTTCTGAGTCCGTAATCATCGAGAAACGCGCCGCGCATATCCTCAAACCAGATCGTCACCGGGTAATCGTTATTGAAGTTGATGACATGATACAGAGCCATAATGTAGCTGTCATAAATGGCGGTAGCATCTTCGATACTGATGTTCGCATTGTGTGCATAACCCTGCGCAAAGTTTACATACACTTCCTGTTCACCATTACCGTATGGCATAGCGTTACTGTTCAGCACACGCAGAGGATTTCGGAACGCTTCGGTACTGATCGACTGACTGGCAATCAGATTTACCAGCGCAGGAACCAGTTCGTTCCGCGCCATCGGGTTGTAAGGGTCGGTTAATGTTTTCGCGATATCGTCAATATTTTCTCGCGTTGCCACAGGAACTCGGTCACGGTAATCAACACTCATCGTCTGCCGAACGGCGTTCAGCATGTTAATATTGGTCATATCTAATTTTTCTGCCATTGTTTTCACTCTCCTTTTCCGCTTAAAATAAGCTGAGACATATCAAGATCATTGATACTTGTTGCGGTGTCTTCTGCTTCCGGCACTTTTCCGCCAAACTCGGTTACTTTTGTGATACTTCCGCCGTGGGAAAGATCAGACCAGCGGCTTTTGATTTCAGCAACGGCGGCATCATACTTTCCTTTCAGTTCGTCCCGTTCTGCGACCAGCGCGTCACGTTCGGACATCAGAGCTCCGATGTCGGTATCTTCGGTTTTGATTTTTTCGCTGATGGCGGCGATTGCGTCACCGTGCGTTTCGATGTTTCCAATGTCGGCAACAATTTCTGTCCAATACTCTTCTAGTGTCATGTTAAAACCTCCTTTTTAAATTGGGATATAACCAGATAGGCATTTTATGCCTTTTTGGTTTCATGGGATGCGGCGGTTCCGGCGGCTCGGGTTGCTCGCCTTTTGCTAAGTACCGATAGACCATCACCGCGTTGTTCAAACGTTCGGAATCAGATAAGTACCGATTCCCAACAATCCAGCCGGTAATTGCAGAATCTTTCGCGTGTTCCGAAATAAAATTGAAGCACGTATGCGCCTTTTCCTGCCTGAAGCTAAGTGTTCCGTCGTCACTAATTCCCTCCCACCCTTTCATATAGGCGGAAGTCAGTGCGTTCAGATCGGTGCTGTCACTGTGCAAAAACGCTTGTAGATTTTCGTAAGCACTAGCGGCTCCGACCGAATACCAGACATTCTCATAAATCAGATATTCTAACTGCGCGTTACCATCTTCCCGGCTGTACCCGTTGGAATCTAACCATTGGAACAACCGCGTCCGGCGGTCGGTAGAGGAATTATCTGTCCACTGACCCAAACCATAACCGGGTGAACCGACAACCGTTCCCTCCCATAATCCAGGATTTACGGTGGATTCCTGCCAAAAGTTGCCGCAGATGGCGGAAATGACATATTGGCTGATACCGCTTTGCACCTCAACCGGATACCGGTACAGATACGTCCATGCGCTATAGGGAGACACAAACGTATTAATGGATACCTGTCTTTCCAGCGGGTAACTATCGGTGTGCGCCCCCATCGTATACCCGCCACCGTCAGCGGGATTGTACACCATTTCGGTGTGACCGCTCCTCCATAAGATATCACCTTTCTTCCATGGCTGATTGGCGGTACCTTTTTGGAATCCAGCACCGATCAGATACCCATCCGTGCTCCG